CGTACATACTTACGCATTAACGCAAGTTACAACAAATAACAGAGTAAAGTGAAAGGGCTTTGCAACACAGGTTGACAACAGAGCCCTTTAGCGTTATAATACACACTTAAACACTAAAAGGAACTAGAAATTATGTCAAAGCATCACTTAGTAATTATTGCAAACTTTGCCCGGGACAACGGAATGTCACTTACGCAAACTATAGAGTATATCGGCAACAATTACGACGACTTAACAGAAGAGATTGTTAGCGCATATGAGGACACTTATGCGGAACTTATGCAATTTGTAGAGACCCAGATAGCCTAAGGGTTATTACTAGCACACTTGACAAGTGTGCCGTTCTCGCTTATAATACACACATACACTAAACGGAGCACACAATGAAAGAACTGGAAACTAAAGAGGCGGGAACGTTTGCATTTGCCGCTGTAATGGACGCTCAACGTCGTAACACTAACAACAAAAGTCTCTACACACCGGAACAGATCCGTAAGGCCCTGAGTGTCAGAGATCTGCTCGACACAGCCTTTTCCTATAACAGTCTCTACATTAACTATCGCAAGAAGTTCATTGCAGTTAAAGTAGAGGGCGCTCGTAGCCGAGACTCTATGTCTAAACGAGTAATTGAGTTGTTTGAACAGTTGGGCTACGGTGTTGTATCTACACAACAAGGCATCATTGTGCGGCTTGACAGTGCCGCTGTTTGACCTTATAATACACACATCAACAACGCACTTAGGAGCACACTATGGAAATCACAGCACAACAGGTAGAGCAGATCGTTAACGATGCAATGACTTCAGCCGCTGAAGCCGCTCGTCGTGAACTGGCCCAACACGGCGACCGCGATGCTTGCGGCTTTGCTTGGGTTAACATCTGGGACTACAAGGGCACTAAGATCCGCTCCAACAGCAAATTGGGCAAGGCCCTAGCAGCCGCAGGTGTACGCAAAGACTACCAGGGTGCCTACTGCCTGTGGAACCCCAGCAAGTTAGGTGTCCAAAGTATGGGCATCCTAGAAGCAGGCGCCTATGCGGCCGCTGAGGTGTTTAAGGCCGCAGGCTTCACTGCCTATGCTGGCTCACGTATGGACTAATTAGAGATAGACAGGGAGGCAACTCCCTGCTATAATACACTTTTAAACAGAAAGGCACACAATGGCAACACGAGCAGCAATGAAACCCAGCAAGGGCGCTACAGTACTAGAGTTTGATGAAGCAGCCATCAAACGTACACAAGAGGCAGTGGCTAAAGAAACAGACGCTGAGATCTATCAACGACTAGGTGAGCGCTTTGAGATCCTAGATCAAATGACCAAGGCAGTCAAAGACGGACAGATCCGCGCTATGATCGTATCAGGTCCCCCAGGTGTGGGTAAGAGTCACGGCGTTGAGAAAGTACTGCTCAAGTCAGAGCTGTTTAACATCCTAGCAGAGAAGAAGCCCAAGTTCGAAGTGGTCAAGGGCGCTATGAGCTCAATCGGCCTCTACGCTAAACTCTACGAATTCAGTGCTGAAGGTAACGTTGTGGTCTTCGACGACTGCGATAGTATCCTTATGGAAGACCTGAGCCTTAATATTTTAAAAGGTGCATTGGACAGTGGCAGTCGTCGATTCATCAGTTGGAACACTGACAGCCGCATCTTGCGCAGTGAAGGTATTCCAGATCGCTTTGAGTTCAAGGGTGCCGCTATCTTTATCACTAACATCAAGTTTGAACACGTTCGCTCAAAGAAACTGCGTGATCACTTGGATGCATTGGAAAGCCGCTGCCACTACATTGATCTCCAAATGGACACCAACCGTGAGAAGATCCTACGTATCAAGCAGGTAGTCAAGCAAGGACAGATGCTAGAGCGCTATGAGTTCCCTGAGTGCGTAGAGGACGAGATCATTGAGTTCGTAGAGACTAATCAAGACAAGTTACGTGAGCTGAGCCTGCGTATGGTATTGAAGATCGCTGATCTACGCAAGGGCTTCCCCAACAACTGGAACGCAATGGTGAAGACCACTTGTATGAAACGCTGATGAACGAAACACTACAACGAGCAGCCATTGCACTAACACTAGGGCTTGCCCTAGTGGCTATGGGTCATAACATAGACACGTGGGAGTTCTGGTGTGTCATAGCCCTGCTATGGGTCAGCAACTTCCTACACTTCCAAGACGGTGTAGAGACTGGAGTCAGTCAGGCTGTAGAGATGTGGGTAGACATGACTGAGCAAGAGCGCAAGGAGATGATTGATCTAGTAACTAAGGTAAGGGCAGAAGACTAATGACAACTATACACAACCGCTGTACATACATAGGTACAGGCACAGCGTGTACCTGCACAGCCCTAGAAGGTAAGAGCTACTGTGCTGATCACTACGCTGTGGTCTACAAGGTAGGCAGCGGCCGTAAGCGTAAGAAGGACACTGCTCAGGCCGCTCGAGTCCGTCTAGTCCAACAACTGTTCTACGAAGCTATGGATCAACTGGAAGCAGAAGGCTTTGATCTCTACGGTGAATCAGAATTGGCTCATCAGGACGATGTTTTCGATCTTGAGGAGGGGTGACCGGTGGGGTGGGGGGTAGTAATCCCCCTACTGCCACTTGCACAAGCTAGCAAGCAAGCCAAAAATTTGATCAAAACCCCACTCTATAAAACCTGGAGTTAGAGTAGATCACCAGGGGCCGAGGCCTCCAAACCTTGGAATTTTTGCGCAGCAATTTTTACAGCCAGCATATAGGTCTCTGGGTTCAAAAAGCAGTTCAAGAATTAGATTTCAGGGATCAAAAAATTTGCGCAGCAATTTTTTAGGTCTATATATAGACCTCTCGCTCGGGGATTATGAGTTCAGTTGTGCCAGTACAGTATTGTAATCTTCCTGTACTTCCCAATTGCCGTGTGGTGGACAAAAGATAAAGGTCACTGATTCCATAGTGCCGTCTTCTCTAGTCACTAGACTGTTATGCATAGTAACCACCAGATCTCTATTAATGCTTATTTTCATTCCCCTGTGCGCCGGGCTAGCGTTAGTTAAGTTTAAGTACATAGGGTTAGTATACAGTATGTATCACAGTAGATCTAGTCATTTGGCAATATAAGTTTCAGGGTGAAAAAATTTTAGCCGCTGTGCGCTTCGCGCAGACATCTGGCTCTCTTTCTCCCCAATATCTATGTATATAATTTTATCAAGGGATAAGTATGGATATGCCTTACACCTGGAACCAAAATGCCCCTACACATTATAAAAGATCTAAAAGATCCACTATGTTCACTAGTACGTGATGATCCTGTACGACCTGACATTCCTTTAGAATTTCGAGTATCTGACAACACGGAAATATTCGTATTATTAGATGAATTAGAGCAATCCCCCACTGCTGTTGTATGTTGTGCCTATAGAAGTTTAGTGCCCAGCAACGTTATAGAACTAGCGCAAGAGCCTGAATTACTAGCTCATGTAGCGGTGTTCTACACCATATGGAGTTACAAGCCCGGAGCTGGTCGAAAGTTAATCATAGCAGCCCGGAATTGGATCATAGAAAACCGCAGTGAGATCAGTGAATTTGTCACATTAAGTCCTCCCACTGATATGGCTCGAGTATTTCATCTACGCAATGGTGCTGAAATATTCAGAATCAACCCCGACACTGTAAATTACCTATATCCCTAGTTCAAGCTAAGGTTTTGATCGTGTAAGCGGTCTATCAAAGTAACGATACCTTTAAGGGTATTATCGTTGCGTAGACTTTTATATGTAAGATTAGGGATACTAAATTCGCCCATTGGGGTATTCAAGCCCATCTGTCTATACTTACGTAGTAGATCAAGACTGTGTCTAGCCGTGTTCAAATCGCCGGTTTGTGTAGCGTGTTGTAGGATTTTAGTCCAAACATTGGTCATATGTTTGACTTTTTCTTGGTCGTAGACGGGCATATCTTTGTTGGGTTCTTTAATCCATTTTTCTTTAAGTATGCTATAGCTGCTGCTCACAGCGGGTTGCCTATGGTCTTCCACGTAGAGTTCCACGGGTATACCTTCTATGGATATATTGTAGTCACGTTTATAAAGTAGACGTTTAGTATCGAATAGTTCAGCTGCTGTTCGATCGCAGTCAACAGTGTCGTAGTCTGCGATAAGATGCAGATCTATATCGCTGTGTTTAGTGTAGTTATAATTAGCGTTACCGCCTGCGATCACTATATCCAGTACTTTAAATGGTATTTTCACAAAGTCTCTAAAGTCTTCGGCAATACGTAATAGGGCGCCGCGGACATTGCTTTTCATACGATTGTGTTCCCAAATTTTTGGATTCAAAACTGTATTATATTTGATTGGATCAGAAAACTCATTAAAGTTCATAGTATAATATTTATGCGGTAAATATCGAGTTATGGCAAAGAAAAAATATCAAGGTCAGTTATTAGCAGCGCATCCCAATAATCCGGTTGATGAGTTGTCCAGGTCGGTGATTTTAATAATATCGCATACTCCCGGAGTTTCAGTGGGATTACAAATAAACCAGCCTATAGAGGGTATGACCATACAATCAGTGGCATCTGATCTAGGATTATGGTGGCCTGGTGAAGATCCGTTATTATTTGGTGGTGGAGCCAATAACAACAAGATACATGTCATACACAGCAATGATTGGGCAGGGCTCACGACCATCAAGATCAATGATGAGATATCTGTGACCAATGATCTCAGTATATTAGCAGCATTAAACCGTGGAGAAGGTCCTGCACATTACCGGGCCTGTGCGGGTTATTGGATCTGGATAAATGGTCAATTAGACAAGCAATTAGAAGCCGGGCCCAATAGTACAGTGGAGCACAGATGGGAAAGTGTGCCGGCCAATTTTAACAATATATTCAATTGTGATCATCAAGACCAATGGATCAGCACCTTAGAAGAAATTGCTCGTACTCAAGTCTCTATGTGGTTAAGTTAATCTCTAAACAATTTTTCAACCACTTCAAATGATTGTCTATGGCCCACGTGGTATTGATGATACCTGGGACTAACATAGAGATCAAGGATATCAGTGGGTACATCCTTAAATTTATCAGCAAAGTCATTGTGTACATAGAATGCATTAGCACCTGTATGTGAATTACAGCCCACCAATCGATAGTTATATTTTTCAAATAATTTCACAAAGCTGGTCAATGATGCTCCAAAGTAATCTGTGCCGTGCCAGTTATGATTAGGATTATAGTCCATTTGGAATTCTACCGGTGGGGGGAATTTTCCATTATATTCTGCGATAAACAGTTTAGGATTAACATTTTCTTTAAGTATGGCCTCGGCAAAGTAAATGTCATTGCCATCCAAGTCCAATGATACAACATCAACAGTTGTAGTGCCTAAAAAGTTTCGTGCTCTAGTTATATGAGTTGAAATTGTATCTAAGTCAATCCATTCTTTTTGGAACAGTAATTTATTGCAGGGTTTATAATTCCAAGCAAGATCTTGTCCACCAATCCAGGAACCTCTCCAACCAAGTGCGGCCAAGATAAGAGTATTATTCTCCATACCGTCGCCGGGTCCAAATTCTAGATAAGTGCCGTTGTTTAGGGCATTAATTCTACGTAGAATTTCTAGTGTAATACCATCTTCGTTAGTTTGACTAAAGCATTTTTGTGCTCGTCGATTCAATGGGTTAATATTTGTTGTTTGGTCTTGTTTTACTATAGTATCTAAAACTAGATCTCTCAGTGATGCAATATGTTCAAACATATCAGTCCTTTTCTGGGTTAAGTGAATTAATCATATCTCGGATCATTGGTCCGCTAGTATATTTTGCTGGTCCGGCTTTGTCTATGCTCCAGCCTTCTGCCGGTGTAGGGCGTTCCCAACCTGATGTATTTTTAGTATTTTCTGTAGCGGTACTAACCACACTGGTTCTTTTAAATCCCTGCACCATATTACTGCTACTTTGAGCTCGTTGTTGACTAAAGCTAGATTCACTTTCTTCTTCGCCTAGATCGCTGATACGGAGGGTATCCATATTAAATTCTAGATCAACCTTTTGTCCAACTCCGCTTGAGCTACGTGTTTTCATAAATTGTATTTGATAGCGTCCACGTTCTTTCATAGCACGACTAGTAAAGATACCTATGACATTATCGGCTGTCATAATCTTGCTCAGTCCACCACTAATATGACTGTGATCGAATTCAATTTCCTCAACTGCTGAGCGATTCAATTGACTAGCAGTAACAGTAATACATTGAGTTTCCATGGCTAGATTTCGAATCTCTTCTGACACATATTTGTCTTTTACAAACAGATCACTGGGCGATACCTTCACAGATAAAGGCATCATCAAATCGAGGTAATCTATTAAAATTACGTCTGGTTTTATGCCTTTTTTGACCTGATATTCCTTCAAATAGGCTCGAATATCGTTACAATTTTTACCTGAGGGCATATACTTGATCTGTATACTTCCCGCTTTTTTTCCCAGCATTTTAACCTTCAATTCCACATCGTCAATGCTCTTAAAAATTTCGCGAGTTGCAATACCTGTGGTCATAGAATCCAACCTCATTGACACCAAATTCTCAGCCAATTCAAAGGTTAGATATAAAACGTTAAGTCCTTGTAGTGCCCAGTTCACTCCCAAGTTGGCAAGGAATAAACTCTTACCGCCACCAGATCCTGCACAGAAAATGTTAAGTTCGCCGCGATTAAACCCACCATAGAGTTTCTTATCAATGCTGGGCCAACCTGTGCTTATTTGTCCGTTACCGTCTTTGAGTGCGGTAAGTCGAGCTCTAGGATCTTCAAAGTAGTCTGTACCCATATCCTTGTTCAAAGATATTTGGATAGCGTCCTTGATCAGTTTTTCAACTGGACCATAGTCTCCAGATTCTAGTAGATCACTAGATTCAATAATAGCACGTTCGAGAGCTTTATGTCGACTAAAGTTTTCAAATTCATCCATGAGCCATTCATAGTTCTCTTTGGGCAATACTGCTGGATTGAAATCCATTTTACAACTAGCATTAACAATATTAGCCTCAGGCATGACCTTATATTCGTCAACATATTTGTTAATAAACTCTGCTGTATCCTGTAGTCGTTGATCAAAGTTTTTATGATCAAAGATGTTATGGCACCTTACAAAAGTTTCTGCATCTGAAAGGAACATCTCCAGATACAATTTCTGTATATCAAAACTGTAATTGGGTTTAGTTTTTTGTTCGCGTTTATTCATTTAAGCCTTCTAATTTTTTCTTCAGTAATTGTATTTTTATCTCGTTGCTGACTCTATAGTGTAAGATCGTGGTTAATGTATATAGACGTCCATATTTCTCCACAGCTTGGGCCACATCTTTAACATCATCTTCCCAAGGTGGTAAGCTCACGCTCCAGTTATTATCTATAGCTGCTTTGAGCATTTTAGCGCCCGGTCGATCTCTATCGGGTACCACAATAACTTCTTTGCCCAATGCTTTAATTCTAGCGCATTGAGTTTCATTTGGTTCGTTATGCATTATGGCCACACCATCTATAGCTATGGCATCAAATTGACCTTCCACCACTATAACATAAGATCGTTCGTAGGTCTGGGCATCTAAATTAAACACATAGCCAGGTTGTGCATCAGTGAGATATTTTGGTTTACCTGGTTTGATTTTTCTTCCAGTATAGCCTACCACTTTAGTATTATGATAGAATGGTAATATGACTCGATCTCTAAAACCGGGTGCAGCACTCCAATGCCAGTTATACCAGTCCCAGCCCATTTTGCGTTCATTGACCACATAGTCTATGACTGCCAGTAGTTCTGGATCCTGACAACCTTCGGCCAGCCAAGTATTGATAGGCAAGCAGTCTTCGGGCAACGTTGTTTCTTTAAGTTCAAAGGTTAGAGTTCGTTTAGTTACAGGTTGGTCGTCTTTGAGTTTAAGTACTATCAGTCCAAGTTTACCTATATCCGTATCGCTCATACCTAGCCATCTAAATAATGACTTAGTATTATTGCTCAATAGTTTGCCCGGACTCCAACCTGCTTTAAAGTTACAATTGAAGCAGTGATAAGTAAAGCCACCTGTAGCTGTATTCATTATACCACCACGTTGCCTATCATCGGGTTTTTCTCCTCTATGATGGCAACAGACGCCGTTAAAACTTGTCCACCCACTAGGAGTAGCTTTTCGTTTAGATGGTAGTAGTGCTAACAGAGCATCCTGTATCTCGTTCATTCATACAGTTTAACTTCTATAAAGAACTTTGTCAAATGATCCGAAGAAACTAGGATTATCATTATTAGATTCTGCAGGTGCTGTTGCGGGCACATACATTATTCTAACATAGGAAAAGATTCCGTTAAAGTTTAGGTAATCAATTCCGGTAAAACCATTATAAGTTTTTGTAGAAATAGTTACATAATTTCCAAAGCTAGCAGGAGTGTTATCCAAAGTTGCCTGTATATATACTGTGCCTTTGAATTTGGTCATATACATAGCCATGGTATGCAAAGCATTATTGCTATTATATTCTGGATAAGCGTAGATATTGCCACTCTTATGTTCGTATTTGTAAGTAGCGGCGTTATAGTTTTTCAAAAATGAAACAACCTCTTGGCTAGGTTGTAGGACTGGGTTAACATCGTTGCTGACAAAAAGTGTGCCGGCCATACCGTAATAGGTATTAACATAAGTTGGGGAAAATGTTCCGTCTGTGTCTCTTAGTTTAACGCTGTATTGATAGCTAGTTCTAGTCAAATCAACTGTATCACTTTCGTTAAGGGTTAGTAAAGCAAGTCCTCTAGTGGAAGTATTAGTTTCCAATACTTCTAATTGTTTCTCTAATACCAATCTTTGATTAGTTGTGTCGAACATAGAGAATACAAAAGTTTGACTATCTGAAATACTAACTCTTTTTTGATCGCTGTTCTTAAATTGAACGCGAACTTGGTTCTTAATACCTTTTTGAATTTTTAGATCGCGTTGATACATAACTTGATAGCTTTCCTTGACAGTGGTATCCAAATCTAGTATTACATCGAGTGTATTAGAGTATAAATAGATTGGTAAATTTTGCATATAAGTATTTATTCATTAAGATGTCTGATCACAGTACCTTTCAAGAAAACTATCCTTTCATATCTTGCGTCAAATCTAACGATAAAGAATACGTGGGAATAGTGATCAATTTCGACGATTATGTGGCCAGCATATATGATATATCTGTAATCAGATCCGATGAAGAGAAACGTATTTTTTTAGAAATGGGAGAAGTATGGTGGTGGGAAAGCAACAGAAAAATGCCCATAAACATTTTCCTAAAGAAAGAAATGCAAGTGTTTAGATATTCTATTAAAACGTTCAATAGTAAAGATGCTGAGATAATTTTTGGACCCACGGTCAATCTCAGTGAAATTGCAGAAAAAAGAATCAAACGTAAATCAATTCAATTAGTCAGAACTCCTAGGAGTATCCATAACTAATACCTTCGCAGATAAGATTCATCTGTACCACAATAACCATAGCATAACTATGTGCATGGCTTTTCTTAAAGAAGTATTCATCCCCATCGGGTTTCAGCCAAACTTCTTTGTTCACAACGCTCCAATCTTGTCCAATTAGATGTCTTTTTGCTGGACGTATAATTGCCAGTACCGCCGCCAATTCTGCAATGCTCTTAGGTTTCATTTGACGTAAAATATTTCCGTGTCCATTAATTTGGAATAGCATTGAAGTAAATTCATCTTGTTCTAAAAGTTCCCATAACGGTTCTGTGTTCAACAATTTGATTAAATGTTCTTCATCTTTAACTCCTTGGTATGCTGACACGTTCAAGAAATCAATTTTAAAATAACCACGTTCCTCTGCAAGTTTATAATCAATACTAGCAGTATTGGTTAATGGATTATAAGGAATAGACTGGCAATACACTCCTGTGTTATGTTTCTTAAAATTATCATTGCTATCTTTAATAGCCGCAGGTATATGTTTGATTACATCAAGAATTTGTTGTCTATCTAAAAAGTCAATATCTATATCCATTATGTTTCTTCTGTAACTTCTATCCAAGTATGATCGCCTAACCATTTTACTGCGGCGATATATTCGTATTCTTCTGGTGCGCTACTAGACCAATCGTTGGGTCCTTTTTTTGCCAATATAGTTTTCTTTTTCTCTCGTTCAAATACCAGCCAATACACCTGTCCGTGATAAGTTTGAAATTGATATTCAGCGGCATGAACTGCATCGGTTATTTCTAATCTACGTTTAATTTGATTAGCTTGACCTTCTAATACTCGAACCAATTCCATGATACGATTATATTCTTGTTCGGCGTGCATCCTGCCCACATTGAGCATAATGTCTTTTTGTTTCTCGACAGGAACAAGATCAAATTTAAATCCGCCTGCTTCTGTAGCATAGGGTGTGACATTCCTATTAAGGAAAGGAATCACCACACCTGTGGATGTAGAGTCGTAACTGTTTTGACCTTTGAGTATATTCATATTATTCTCTATCAACCCTAGCATCCTCATTGGCACGATAGCACATATACAATACACCTACAATATAACCAACTACAAATCCCCAGAAAAAGTTCATAGTTCGCCGCTCTCTGCTAATTTTAACATTAGGCTATAATGTTCGTAGGCTTTTTTCACTGCCGGATATTTGTTCTTAAGATATTTCTCACGTTCTTTCAATTCAGACATACGTTCAAACATTCTGTAATGACCTTGGTTGTGTAAGTTATTATAAACTTCTGCTTCAAAATCTGCAATACGTTCTAACTCACTCTCTGTAATTTCCACTGTCAGTAATCTTTCAGTTTCAAAGTTCATAGCATTCATTGCTGTTAATTCGTTATAGTCAGCAGGGTTGTTAAAATATTTCACATGCATACGTGTCATTTTATGGGCACGTTTGTTATCATCAATAACTTGTATGCGATGATATTTCACAAATTTTTGAACATTTTCTTGACTCATTTTATTCCTGCCTCTGTACATATTTCTTTTACTAATGCCACATCTGCTGGTACTTCTTTAAATTTTCTCAACCAATATGGTATATCTAATGCCGGTCCTATCAATGTCAATTGTTCATCGCTCATATTTGACAACATTTTTTTACCACTACCACTATTCAATATTATCCAGGGTGACACTTTACCATTTGATATATCGTGTACTGCTTTATTAAGGCTAACATAATTAAAGTAATGTGTAAATTCGGCGTTATGTTCGTCTGCCCATTCCATCATAGTTTGCAGACTTCTTTGTACTGCGCTTTCTACTGGTTCAGTTTTGATCATATCAAATAGATATTTTTCATAGAGTTCGTCTCTACACCAGTGATCTAATTTGACACCACTTTTAATTACAAAGTCAACAAATTTAGTTGGATAGAGTGGATTAACATTATTAACAAATCCACCAAATTTTACAAAAGCGTTATAGTAACTACTATCAGCAAACTCATCATATGATTTAAGTTTTTTAGCATTCTGAGTTAATTGCCAAAATCGATTAAAGGCCATAAATCCGGCTTGAACACGTTTTTCATCTTTTTGCAAGGCGCGACGTTTACGTTCACACATATGAGCAACTAGAGTTTTATCTTTCATAAAACTCTTGCCGCAATGTACACAATTATACGGTTGTTCCACTAATGATATCATTTAATGAGCCGTTTAATTTTCTTGCTAAGTTACTAGCAAACAATATTTGGGTATCTTGATTTTGAAAAGATCCTTCGAGAGCTAGTTTAATAGTTGGATAAGATTCGTTTTCTAACAACACCTTATCATCTTTGTTAACTCTCACAGTCCAAAAATTACTCATTCATATTCCTTTCTTTGTTTCTTATCAAACCCCATTTTATCGAATAGTTCATCTTTGTCTTTTTTATCCATCATAGATGCCATTAATTTAACATCTACCATTTTCATTGCTGGATATATTTCACACAATAGTTTTTCAATCTTGTTGGCTTTTTCTTTCTTACCTGCTGCAAGATATGGGTGATAGCAACTAACACCTGCACCTGTAGCTGCAAATAATTTCCATAGTAGAGCCTTATGATTTTTACTAAGATTCCAATGATTCTTATTAACCATTTCGTTGGTCATTTCTAAGAACCATTCTTGTATTTCTCTATCTCCTTGTGTGCTAGCGGTATATCTCATCAACACATATGGACTAAATGCTTTCTTTTCTTCATCGGTGAGATTATCGTAGAAATCGTAAATCTTACGATCCACAGCATTTAGTTCGCGTTTAATATCAAGTTTTGCGGTTGCCATATCGTTCTTCGTAATCTTTTGTTAGGTAATATGTTACTTTAACACGTTCTAATGCTTCTTGTAAAGCAGGATTAGTCTTGGCTGCGCGATGAATATTACCCCATAATTTACTTTCTATTATGTCATTGCGTAGATTTCTTCTCTTCTCACTCTCTGAATAAAGAACTCGATTAGATGAACCTTCTTCTCTTTTATATATAGTTTCACCTTTATCAGGACTTTCAAATATTGACATTTACCAGCACCTTGTATAATCTACTAATTCACTTTGACGACTAACTTCTTTGACAAAATAAGCACATAGTGGTTTAGGTCCAGTATGCAATGGTGTACACAATAGTTGTCCTGGACGCATTTTTGGAAAGTACCATTTAACATCTTGGTAAACATCTATGATATCAATCTCGTGAAATTCAGGGCGGAAACTGCTCAACGGATTAAAGCAAAACGTTTTAAATCCTCTATCGTTTAAACTGGTCAGTGGAAGAACTTCCATATCTGGACCTTCGGGATCTCCTACAATAGTACACCAATCTAAAGGCATAGTAAGTTCGTGAGGGCCTATTTTCAATACTACAGCTGGTCCGGTAAAACTTTCTAAAAAGATCAAAGGCACAAAGAAATAGTCAGGTTCTGAATTATTAGAATTATCAAGGACAGCAAATCTTAGATCATCGTCAATTTCTTCTGGTAGTTCGTTAAGATAAAATACTTTATCTTCTAGGGTTAAAATTTGCATTATAGGTATTTTACTTTCTCAATGTTAAATGGGTATTTGGCTTCTTTATAAAACCGTTTTCTTTCTGTCAAATGTCGTTTAGCATATTTAGATGCTGCTGTTACGTCCCAGATTTGGACGAAGTCTTTGTCGTCAGCTTTTCTAATACCTCGCCCAATGCTCTGTATAACTCGGACAAAGCTCTTTCCGGGCTCCAAAAGAACCAGATTAAAAATCCTAGGGATATTAATACCCACAGCGGCCACACCAAAAGTCGCCACAATAATCTTGTTATCAGCTGTTTTAATCTCATCGTATTCTGCCTTTCTGGCTGTAGTTTTGACTTCACCTGAAACAAACACCGCCTCTGGTATTTGTTCAATAATAAATTTACCCGAGTCAATTCTATTCACCAAGACCAAGGTATTTCCCGATGTTGCTATATTACGTATCATATTACTAATATAGGTCATCCTTGTTGTATCAGTAACAAGATATTTCAATTCTTCTGCATAGCTTCCAAATTCTTTCCACTCTGCTGTTTGCAAAATATTCACGTGACAATTGCTCAATACACCACGTTCTTGTAATTCATGAGCAGATATATGATTAATCACATCTCCCAAACTTGCCCGTAATGCTTGGTATTCATGTTCAGCTTTTGGGATAGTTCCAGTCAATCCCCAACGGATGGGTGCTTTAGAGAGATTGTGGGTCAATAATTTTTTCAATACATCGGCTTTGGCCATATGTACTTCGTCAACAATGACTGTGCTCACACCATCTAAGAATTCTGCCAATGACAATAATTCGTCATCATCTTGTGATTTTTTGTCTAAAATATTCAAACTTTGCCAAGTGCAAATAGTATGTGTTTTGTTGAGATTTTTTCTATCTCCGTAGTAAACACCAACGTCTAAATTACAATTAATAAAGTCTTCTTCAGTTTGTTCCACTAAACTTTTGTTAGGAACGATGACAATGGTTCGACCGTATTTTTCACAAATTTTGCTCAAAGTTGCGGTGATAATTGTCTTACCTGCACCAGTAGCAACTTCCTGTAAACACTGCGGATTCTTCAAGAAATTATTTACAACGTCACATTGATAGTCTCGCATACGGATAGGTTGACCCTCCATAACGTGTCCTTTGGGCCAGCATAAATCACCCCAAAAATCCTCAGAAATTTCAGGAAATTCTAGAGGATCGCTGGTCCTAAGATCTTCAACTTCGATGTAGTAATTCTTACTTTCAAGATATTCTAACACCTGTCCAAGCATACTAAGATAGGTAGTTCCTCCAAGCCCAAAAAAACTGATACTGCCGTCCCACCGCCCCAATTTATAGCTGGGTCTAAAGCGAGCAGTGGGGTCTTCGTACTTGAATTTTTTGACCAAAGCCTTACGAGTGTCAAGATCTAAATTTTCAATCTTAACGTTTACTTCATCTTTGATAATGACTTTACAGGTGGCCAAAGTTTAATTCCTCTTAACAGATTTTTCGGTGTAAAATATTTGATTTTCGTGATTTCCTGCATATTCTTTAATGGAAAAATGCACTCCGCCAAAGCCTAGATTAATAACACTATTAAATCTTATATTTGATTTTAACACAGGTTTAGGTAATTTACTACTAATAAAAACTACTTTGGTGTTTTCTCCTATGGGAGAATTTAACTCATTTTCTTTGACAAAATCATTGAATTTTTTGTCATTTTCTGAGGGTAATCTAAACATCACTGATATGTCTTTATTTTTGATATTTTCAGTTTTTAAAAATTCATAAATTAAATTTAATTTTTCTAATTCCGAACCACCTGGTACAACAACTAGACAAGGGGCCATATATTTTATAATGTCACTGATGTCATTGATGGGGGTATTTTCGGAATTTAGATGAATAGCATCGCCTGGATCAGTTTTTAAAAATTCTTTGGTGCATTTTTTCAAAGTGCTATTATCAATCCATTCATTAATTTCATCACTCCAAGTGAGTATTGCTTTACGACGAGCTTCAAACAATGCTGCCAGTATATCATCGGTGGATAATTCTGAAATTTGATCTGGAATATTTTTGAATTTAGGCCGACCATCCTCAAGAATCAACATAGGTATATATTGATCTATATTTTCAGTTACCAAATTAAATTGATTGAGTAAATTTTGAAATTCTTCATCATAGTCAAATTTTTCTGTAGTCAGCATCTCCAATAAAAATTTGATACTGTTTTCTGTAAGGGACAAAAACCATGCTTTTTCATCTTTATCCCACTGTGCAAATTCTAGATTACTTTTGTTTGATCTAATCGAAGCAACATACGTTTCATTGAATGGAAATTCAAGTTTTATGCTACGACCTAATAAAGAATGTGACTGTATTGATATTTTTTTATTACTGTTTATTGTTCTAAAGGGGTAGCGATAGGTGGGATTTTTCAATATTGTCCCAACATTTTGTTTAATGACTGATGACAAGGCCTGCTCATGCCTGCCAATTATTTTCAAAGCAAGATTTGCCTGTTTTTCCGTGAAACCAGATCCTTGACTAATTTGATCTGTAAAACTATAGACAAGTTTTGTATCCCATACATTTAAGGATGAGTGACAAGTTAGTCCTAGAGTAACAATTAGGTCTTCGATATTCATCATTTATTATAACACAGAGTAGATAAAAACGCAAGTCCTTATCTATCATAATTATAAGCTGATATCTTCAAGGCCTGCGGTGCGTAGTTTAATAATATTGCTCAATTGCCATTGTTTAATGTCGAGTCCTTTAATAATGCCCAACCATTGATTTCTTAACATGGCAAATTCGTTGATAATTTTTTCCATATCAACAACATCGGCTTCGCCTTCAACATATTTTTCACAATCTCTGCTGCTAAGAGCACGAGCATAGCTTTCTAAATATTTTTTAAAGGCTTTACTACGAATACGTCTGAGTTCAATGTTCAGGTATTCCAAAATAGCTTCAATTTCTTGAAGTTGATTAAATCTTTGTTCAACAATGCCTGGCAAAGAGGCCGAGGCCTTCTCTACGTTTCCATAGATCTTGACCTCGTTTCTTGCGCTTTCGATTTCGTTGTAAAAGTGATCTAAACAACTTGGAAGGTGAGCTATGTCTTTGCTGACTTTAGCGTACCAGGACATTATCAGTCCTCGTTTTCGTAGTAATCAATATCATCCTCGTCTAGATCATCTTCGTCAAGATCTTCATCTCGCAATACTAGACTAATAGCATCGTCGAGATATGAATCATAACCCATAAGTCCTTCGAGCACTGATGTTTCTACATCTTTTCCAACCAAAAAATCAATGTAATGATTAGCTGCTGTTTCTTTGTTTTTATCTGAGACATATTCTCGGAATATATCCCATACTTCAATAATTAGATCTTCTTCCATTATACTTCCTCGGTATCTTCTATAGGTGTATTGATGTCCTCAGTACTATCCCATTCAGACATCATAATAGTTAGCCCATCTTTCTCGTTCTTTTCCCAAGCCTTGCGGAATTGTTTAATAATTTCGCCGTCTTTGGTTGTGTAAACAAGACTATTACCTTCCTTTTTCAAAGAACCTTTTGCTTCAAACAAATCAACTAATCCACTGAATGGGCTCATACCAGTAGTGTAAGGAATTTCTACCTGTACACTTTCAAAGGGTTTAGCATATCGTGTTTTCATGATTTTACATGCTGCACGAATACCATTAACCGTTGTGGTTTTATTACCATCTGCGTCTGTTTTCAGTTTAAGTTTCTTCATAGCAACTACAATACTAGATGCATAAACAAAACCTTGACCTCCGCTGATTTTATCATCTGGATCAAACATGTCTTGACTAGCATAGGTGTGATTAGTACAAACCAATCCAACATTAAAGCTACCAAACATATTTACGCAGTTGCGAACTAGGCTAGTTAGTGCTTTGGGCTTACGACCCATATCACCTTTCATCTCGCCTGCTTCAAACTGATTCACGTCAGTGGGTGTAAGTAACATACCCAATGAGTCAATTACAAACAATACCTTTGGACGTTCATCTGAAGGCATTGCTTTATACTCTTTCATGAATTCTGAAATAGTTTTAGCTACATCATCAATCATAGCCATATTGAGTTTTAGCAATTTACCTTCATTAGTATCTACGCCAAGATCTAACAACCATTTTTCGTCAAGGGCATTTTCGCTATCAACTAGGATAACAAAAATACCTTGTTCTTGTGCATGGCGAATAATGTTTCCGGAACAGATATAACTCTTTCCAGCACCACTTTCTCCGGCAAATACTGTAACTTTACCAAGAGGAACTCCTCCAAAGAAGTTCCCCGAGATAAGATAGTTAAGAGCATAATTACCTGTACTGACCCAATCTGTTGGGTCATTAAATCCAATACCAAGCCCATCAATGGACTTAGTAATCGACTTTCTAAACTTAGAAATATCAAATGCTTTTCCCATCTGTTATCTCCTTAGGCTTTTTGTCGATTACGGATCATTGCAATAATGTCTGCTGCTCGGCTTCCTGCATCACCAGTTGAAGCTGATGGTGCTGGATCTGCTGCAACCGCTTTAGCGGGAGTTGCTGCCGCAGGTTCAAAAGGGATATCATCTTCCTCAATCGGTGCTGCTGCTGGTGCTGCTACTGCTCTTGGAGCAGGTGTTGCGCTACCAGTAGATTGACCACTACCACCCATACCTGCTGGTTTAAAGTATTGTCCCCAACGTTCCATATCAAATGCTTCACCATCAACTGATGCTTCAAACATTTCTTTAATAACTTTGAGTTCAACTTCGCCTGGTTTCTTGGGTAGGAAGTCGCTTAGATTAAACAATCCAAACTGTTTAATAGCTGCTTGTTCTGCCTCGCTAAGAGCACGTTCACGACGAGCCCAAGTTGAAGTAGAATAGTCAGCGTAACCACCTTTAGATGTTTTTGCGATCTTAAAATCTAAACCACGAACATAGTCTGTTGGCAATTCTTCGATCTCACTATCCATTAGTGCGTTCTTGACAATGTTGAAAATCTGACTGCCGATGATGAATCGACGAATTGGATTATCAGGAGTCTTACCTTCTTCTACAAGTTTGCTGTCAGTGACAAAACCTTGGAATAGATAAGATTTCTTTTTCCAG